GTCGCGGTCGTACTTGAACTGGGCGGGGCAGCCCGGGTTGAGGAGGGCGCGCAGCCCCGACGAGGAGATCGACGTCGTGTCCCGGTGGTAGTCGTCGGCGGACAGGCCGTCGATGATCTGCGGCGCCTTCACCTCCACGGCGGCGGTCACCGGTTCAGCTCCCGCGCCAGGTCGTCGACCGCGGCCTTGGCGTTGTCGACCTTCTCGGTGAGCTCGGTGTTTTCGCGCTTCAACTCGTCGCGCTCTTCGGTGAGTTCGCGGATCTTGTCGCTGGCCGCGTCGAGCTCCTCTTCCAGCTGCTCGATGCGGGCTTCCAGCTCGTCGGGCTCGATCGTGGTCGTCATGCGACGTCCTCCAGCGGCATGGGTGCGGCGCACGGCTCGCACAGCGACTCGGTGGGCTTCTCCTCGGACGTCTCGGCGAACGGGCCGTCCTCGCCGTGACAGCGCCTGCAGCGCAGTGGCGCGGTCTGTTTCGTGGTGTCGGTGGTGCTCATGTGGCCTGCTTTCGGGTGTGCGGGGTGGGAGCGGCCAGCCCCGACGGGGGGGTGCGGGGCTGGCCGCTCTCGGGAAGCCGCGGCGCACAAAGGGGGGAAGCGCCAGCGGCGGGCTGTGGAGTTGGTCAGGCGGCGGCGTCAGACGGGGCGCTCTCGGCAGCCTGCTTCTCGGCGAGCTTCTTGAGGTGGGCCTCGTAGTCGTCGTGCCACTTCTGCGGGTCGTGGCCTGCTTTCTCGGCCTCGTCCCACGCCCACTCGCCGATCTCGCCGGACTCCAGCTGCTCGTTGAGGTCCCGGACCGTCGTTGCGGCGAGGTCAGGGTCGGCCTTCTTCAGTGCTTCCAGGAGCCGGTACGCGGACCAGGCGTAGACCCCGGAGTGGACCCAGGCGTTGAAGGCCCCGCGACCCTTCATGGTGTCGAAGTCCGCGCCGAACATCTCGCTCGTCGAGCGGAGTGTCTGGCGGAGCAGTTCCTCCGCCTTATCGGCGACCGCGCCGGGCGCCGGCGGCGCGGTGAACTCGACGGACCCGCCAGCCTGCCCGAGGCTCCCGGACCAGTCGCTGAGAGCGGCGGCCCGGTCCTTCACATCGCCGCTGTATCGGCAGGGCATCTGCATGCCGAGGAAGTCCTCCCCGACAAGCAGGAGCGGCTTCTCGGCCGTGCTCCGCCACACCCGCAGATGGCTGTCCGCGGCCTTCCAGCGGGCCAGCATCTCCGTGTCGAGACTGACCAGGTCGCCGGACGTGGACACGTCCTGGAGGGCGTCACGGAACATGCCCTGCCACTTGGGGAAGGCGTGGTCCTTCGCCGGGACGGTGAGCTTGCCGTTGTCGTCGGTGATGGTCAGACCGTCTGCGCCGACCGCCAGGTCGAGGATCGTGTCGCCCTTGTGGGTCTCCAGCCAGCCGGTCAGCCAGCCCAGGTCCTTCTCGGCAACGGTGACGGACCACGTGTCCGTCTCTTCGCGGACCTTGGCGCGGGCCGCGGCGAACGTGAACCGGTCGGAGGCGAGGGCGTGGATGTGGACGCCGTCGCACTCGAAGCGGATGCCGTTGATGGCAGGCACCGTGTCGTCGGTGCTGATGTGCGGGCGGGTCTGCTTGATGAGCCGCTGGAGCTTGTGGGCGTTGATCGTGGTCACAGGGATCTCCTGGGGTGGGATGCTGGTGTCGGGACCCCCGGGCGTCGGTAGCGCTCGGGGTTTCTTCGTGGTCGCCGCCTCGCCGGCCGGTGGCATCCGGCGCGGCGGCCGTCAGTGGGTGGTGGCGTGGCCGGGGTCGAGGACGGGCCCGAGGAGTCCGGCTGCGGCGGCTTCCTGCAGCGACCGGACGTCGATCGGCCCGGTCGCCTGGTCTTCGACCGCGCTGGTGTCGCGGACCATGGGCGGCACGTTGATACGGTTCGCGTTGGCTTCGGCGGCGAGCTGCGGGCCGAAGCGGGCCCGCAGCTTCAGCAGTTCGTCCCGCAGCGCCTCGTTCTCGGCGGTCATCTCGGCGAGATCGGCCTGCTGCTGTACGACCAGCTCCTCGGCCTGCCCCTGCGCGTCCTGGGCTTCCGCGAGGTCTTGCTGCAGCAGGGCGATCTCGTCCCCGGCGGCGTGCAGGTTGCTGAGGAGGATGACGTTCTCCTCGCGGAGCTCAACCACCTTGTCGACGGCACGCCTGCGGCCGGGGCCCTTCAGCGCGGGGATCAGGTCGGTGAGGGTCACTGCGTCGCCCCCGACCGCTCGGCGCGCTTACGGGCCGCGTACCTTGCTGCGCACGCCCGATTGCAGGCCCTGCATTGCCGCCACTGCCGGTACATGTACGTGTTCTCGGCGGTGTACTCATGGCCAGCCGGGCAGTGCGTCCTCGTCGCATGAGGGATCTGACCGAGGGCGTTGCGGCGGTTGTCCTCGTTACGGCGGTTGTTCTCGACCCGAGTCACAGGCTCCAGGTGCGACGGGTTGACGCAACTGCGGTGCTTGCACTGCGATCCGTCACACGACTTGTCGCGCGTGTGGCAAAGGTGGTCCATCTCAAGGCCGGCCGGGATCGGGCCGATCAGGACGCCGTAGGAGACCCGATGCGCCCGCTGGTTCCGGCCGTTCCGGTAGAACGTTCCGTAGCCGTCCTTGTCAGGGGCGCCAGCCCACTGCCAGCAGCCATTCGGCTGCACAGAGACCTTGAGCCAGAAGCGGTTGGGTAGGCGGGGGTCGCCGATCTCTATCGCATTCTCGGGCATTACTGCTGCCCTTCCTTGTTGCTCTTGTGGTTGCGGTATCCGATGGCGTCGAGCAGCAGGAGCAGTTCGGCGCGGACATGCGGGTCTTGGGCGAGTTGGCGGCCGGCGAGCCTGGGCATCAGGTCGTCGCGCGGGTCCGGGTGTTGGGCGGCGATCCGGTCGGCGACGTGGACGGCTGATTTGCGGAGCGCGGCCTGGTCGACGGTCACGTCGCCGAGCTGCTTCGTCTCCAGCTCCCGGCCGGACATCAGCAGGCCTCCATTTGCCGGGCGATCCGTTCCGCGGCCTTGATGCGCTGCACGCACAGTTCGGCGGTGGCACGGTCGGTCTCGACGAGGAAACAGCGGCGGCCACGGAGGATCGCGGCCACACCCGTGCTGCCGGATCCTGCGCACGGGTCGACGACCAGGTCGGCGTCAGCCACCTGCGCGGCAGGCAGGGTGCTGGACTCGATCAGCTCCGCCAGAAGCGGCCACGGCTTCTCGTTCGAGTGGCGGCGCGCGCCAGGCCCGTTCGGTCGCGGGTAGTTGAGGATCGTCCCCCTGCGCAGCCGGGCCGCCGCCTTGCCGCCGCCGTCGCGCCGGTTAGCGGCCTGCTTCACGTGGACCCCGAACGTGATCCGTTCGTGCTGCGGGCCCCACGGACTGTCGAGCCTGCCCATGCCTGCCTGCGTCTTGTTCCAGACAAGGTCGGCGGTACCGCCGAGACGCAGCGGCCCAGCGAGGGCTTTGTCGTCGTAGCCGAACACGTACACGTGCCGCTTGCTGGCCAGCCCACGGCTGTAGGTGCCATCGGGGCCAACCCACTCACCCAGGACGGCGGGCCAGTCGACGCTGCCGTCGTCGCCTGCGATCTCCGTGAAAGTGTTGGAGCGCCCGGAGTTGTAGCGCACGCCGTAGGGCGGGTCGGTGCACAGCAGCCCGTACCAGTTCGGGACTTGAGCGATGACCCGCGGGTCGCGGCAGTCGCCCCAGATGACCGTGGCCCGGTCGGACTGATGAAGGATCTCGCCGCCGGCAGGCGGGTCCATGGTCACGTCGAGGGTGTCGAGGATCGTCATCGCACACCTGCCTCAAGTGCGGCGGCGGTGGCGAAGTACGCGGCGCGGACGTCGGCGACGCTGCGGCCGACCGCCCATTCGTCGACGGCCGTGTCCTCGTCGGCGTCGACGCTGTCCGGGTTGAGGTGCCTCTGCAGCCGGTACTCGACCTCTTCGGCGAGCAGAGACTCCTCGGTGTCCCAATGCGGCAGGACCACGCCGGGGTGGCCGTAGATGGCGGCGCGGATGCAGCCGACCGGGTCGGGGCCGTGGACGAGCGTCAGGTCGGCGGCCTGGCGCAGGGTGGTGATTACGGTGTCCATCAGGCCTCCCCGGCCAGTTCGTCGGGCAGGTCCATGAGCCCGGCTTGGATGGAGGCGATGAGGTCGGGGTCGGTGATCCAGGCGGGTGCCCGGCGTGGGGTGATGCCGAGTCCGGAGAGCAGGCCGGGCAGGATCACCGGCGGGGCGTCGCCGGGCATCGACGGCAGGTCGAGGAGGGTCATCACGCCACCACCTGCGGGTCGAGGCGGGCGGCGTCGAGGCGGAGTTCGTATTCGCGGATCTGGCTGTCGGTCCACTGGCGCTCGTCGGGGCCGAACTCGCGGTGGGCTGCGGTCCACACCCGGATGAGGGCGTCTTCGATGACGTCCGCGATGCGCGTCGGTGTCGCCATGTCAGCTCACCGCCGTGAGGTGCTGGACGGTCTTCACGCGGGCGGCCTGCATGAGGAGTCGTGCGATCGTCCGGCAGGTTTCCGGGGAGGTGTCGGACAGGTCGAGGCTGACGCCGACTTCCAGGCGCAGCGTCAGGCTGTCCGGGTCGAGGGTGACCTGGTCGGGCGTCGAGTCCACGTGGATCGACAGGAGAGAGATCGCAGTCACGACGCCTCCTTGGCGGTCGGGGCGAGGAAGGCACGAAGGCGGTCAGCCGACTTGTCGGCGCGCTGCTCGCCGGGGTGGGTCTGGTTGCGGACGGGCTTCCACGGCGGCTTGCCGGATCCGGGGCACGGCTTGGACCAGCGCTCGCTGCGGTACGCCGAGTGGGTGCGGCCACTCCAGTGATGGCGGCCCATCACTCCGTCGCGGGTCATGGCCCGGTCCTGCATGCAGTGCTTGCACCAGCCGCGCGGGCGGGCCGGCTCCGGGACGGCCGGGTAGACGATGCGGTAGGTCGGGTGGTCGGCCGCGATGCGCTTCTCGCCGTCAACGCGGAAGGCGAGGTACGGGCCGCGTGTTCCGACGATCGTGGCGGGCTTGCCGTCGTACTCGATGCGCATGCCGTGACGGGCAGGCACGTCGTAGGTGCGGCGAATCCACTCCATCGTGCTGGTCATCCGGTCACCGCCCCGTCGCCCTTGCAGGGCCAGCGGTTGCCGCACGCGCACCAGTGGCAGCCGTCCAGCGGGTCCGGCACCTTGTCGTAGTGCGCGCTCCAGCCGGTGAAGTCGTCGGAGTCCGTCGGCTCCCACTCCCCGCCGTCGAACCGCCGCCAGCCGAAGGCGGTGTACTTCGCTCCGCCCGGCGTGACGTCGATCAAGCGGACGAGGAACTCGATCCGGTGGCCCAGGTGCTCGCGGGCGTAGATCCGGTCGACCTCAAAGAAGATCGGTTCGGGCAGCATCCGCAGGTTGCTCGGACGGACAGCACCGCGAGCGACCTTCGAGGCGAGGACTGCCGCGTCCGGGAAGCCTTCGCGGGACTTCTTGGTCAGCCACTCCACGACCTCGGGGTAGTCGCTCATGACTGCACCTCGGATCCCTCGACCGCCTGATCGGCGAGCAGTTCCAGGCGTTCGGCCGCGTCCTCCAAGCCGTGCGAGTAACCGTTGAGGTACTCCCGCGAGTACTCGCCATCCGACGGGCGACCCTCCATGCCCTCGACGGCCTTCGACGCCTCGGTGAAGACGCTGGAGCGGAACGCGCGAGGCTGGGCGAACGGGTCGTCTGCCTGCGGCATCGCCTGGTGGTACAGCCACTGGGCGCCCAGCGCGTCGGCGCCCGGATCGTCGGCGTCGAAGATGAACGAGGACAGTGATCGGCCAGTGGCCGCCAGGGCGTTCTCCAGCTCAGCGATCCGCTCGCGGGCCTTGGCCAGGGCGGCAAGGACAGGCTGATGGTTGGCGATTTCGGCACGGGCCTTCTCCAGGGCGATCCGACCGGCCCGCACCTCGGCCACAAGCAGGGGAACGTCGAAGTCCGTCAACTGGTCGAAGTCGTCCTGGTCGGCTTCATCGGGCAGGACGTACTGGCGGGCGACATGCAGCGCGCGCGCCACGATCGCGTCCAGGTCCAGTACCGGCTGAGGGTTATCCGGCTGCTCGCCGCCGGGCGTCTGAGAGGATTGAGGCACGTGAAGCCCCTTTCGTTTCGTGAGGTTCGTGAGGGGTGGATCGGCGACCGTCTGGTCGCGGGGCCCTGTCTGCCGGTGCGACGGCGGGTGGGGCCTCAGCCGCCTAGGCGGCCTTCGCGGCACTGACCGTGTTGCGGCGCAGCCGGGCGATCTTGGACCGGTCGGCGGGGATCTGGCACAGGGCGCGGATCTCGCGGATGTTGTCCTCGCTCAGCCACTTGGCGCGGCCCATGCGGGTGTGGGGGAAGCCGTGATGGTTCAGGCCATCGATCAGCCAGCGGTAGCCGCAGCCGAGCTGGGCGGCGGCGTCTCGGGGCTTCATGTAGCCGTCGCGCTCCATCAGCGTGTCGATGTCGACGGTGTCGATGGTGGGGGTGTCGGGGGCGGACATGGTCACCTCTCTTCTGGGGGCTCTTCGTTGGGGGGTGAGAGCTGGTCGTCAGTTGCGTTCAGCGCCGTGCGGAGGCGGTGGTAGCGAGGGGGCCCCATGCGCTCCCGGGTGCCGGTTTCAAGCCGTTGGAGGTAGCTGCGGGAGATGCCGGCGCGGTCGGCGGCTTCCTGCACTGACAGGCCCAGGCTCTTGCGCTGCTTGCGCAGTGATGGCCCGTGCACCAGGTAGTGGGCTGGGGTTCTTGCCATGCAGAGAATCTACGCGTTTCTACGAGTCTCCGCTACCGATACTTCGCAGTAACATGCAGAAACTAGCAGATTGAAGATCGAGCCCACGCACGTCATGAACACGAAGGGGTCAAGGTTCAGGCCAGAAACCCAGGTGTTCCTAGCTGTTCCTGAGTGCTCCTGCGATGATGTGCGTCATGGCACCCCCATATGACGAAAGTGCACTTCAGAGGCTCGCCACCCTGGTAATCCAGCGGCGCTCCAGCCTCGGCATGAACAAGATCGATGTTGCCCGTGGCGCCCAAATCCAGATCAACACCTACAGCCAGGTAGAAGCGGGCAAGTCGGTGCGACCCGCCACCTACGGGAAGATCGAGCCCGTCATCGGCTGGGCGAACGGCAGCTGCCTCGACGTCCTACGGGGAGGGACTCCAACCGTCATTGAGGCCGGCCCGCCCGGCGCCGTCTCCTCCCCCTTCCAGGGGGGCGACTTGGCCAAGGACGTGGCCGACGCCGTCCAGGACGCCGCCATCTCTGTCAGCGACACCCTGACTGCCGCCGAGATCCGCGAGCTGAAGCGTCGCGTAGTGGAGGAGCTGGCGAAGCGAGGGAGAATTTCCGAATCTGATCAAGATTGATCACTTTTTGCGTACAACCATTTGCGTTTATCGTTTCGTTACCATGTACACCCCAGCCACTTGCAACGAACCTGGTCACAGGCGTTCGGCAACATGGCAGCATCTACCACTACTTGGGAGGTTCCCTCTCACCCGAAAGGGGGAGCCCATGCACGAAATGCTCACCATCGACCTGGGGCCCAGCTTCAACGGATTCCGTGGGCTGGTAGATGGGAGGATCGTGTGTGTTGCGACGCCGCGGGTTGAGCATGATGCACGAGCACGAAGTGCAGTGCGCGACCTGATCCAGCGTCAAGGAGGCGACTGCGCCGCCTGCCGGAAGTGCATCATCGGCAGGCACGAGAACTAGCGCAGCCGCGGCGGAGGGGCCGGCGGCAGGGGTGCCTGCCGGCCACCCGCAACAGCACCCCAGGGGGCAGCGAGATGGCCTACGTCGAATGGCGCGGCAACACCTGTCGAGTCGTCTGGAACACCGGCAGAAAAGACGACCGCGGCAAGTGGATCTACGACCAGAAGGGCGGCTTCACCGACGAGGTAGTCGCCAAGAACTACGGACTCGACCGTGAAGCCGACGTCCGCAACGACCGCTACGTCAGCCGCCGCGACGGCGCAGTCCTCATGAGCGAGTACGTCAAGACGTGGCAACAGACCCTCGACGTGGGACACCTGAGGAAACGGAACGTCGAGTCGATCATCCGCCTGTATATCGCACCCCGCTGGGGCGACACGGCGGTCGCCAACATCAAGCCGTCGCTCTACCGGGCCTGGGAGCTCTGGCTCAAGGAGCAGGAGCACATCGGCGACCGATACCGCGGGGAGATCCTCCTCATCTTCAGCATGATGATGGACGACGCCGTGGACGACGGGCTGATCCAGTCGTCGCCCGTACAGAAGAAGAAGCGGCGCCGCGGCCGGTACAAGAAGAAGCCGCGCGAGCGGAAGCGCAACATGCGCATGGAGGACGTGCATCAGCTCGCGTGCAACGCCCTCTCCTTCTGGGGCTTCCCCGGCTACGTCTACGTGTGGACGTTCGCGATGACCGGCATGCGGCCGGCCGAGCTCTACGGCCTGCGGCCCGAGTACTGCCACCCCAACTGGCCGGCCTCCGACCCGCTGGACGACGTGAACGAAGACGACCGTGAGGAGCGGCACGTCGAGGATCTGGAGCGGTACGGGCCCACCCGCATGCCCGCCATCCGTGTGCAGTGGCAGCACCAGCGGCACGAGGGGATCGGCAAGCCCGGCCTGTACGTGCCGAAGTACGAGAGCCGCCGCACGCTCGTCGTGCCGCCGTTCCTTGCCGAGCTGCTGGAGATGCTGCTCGATGGCCGGGAGGCCGAGTGGGTGTTTACCTCAATCAATGACGGCCCGCTCATCAACGCCAACTTCCCCTACCACTACTGGCGGAAGTTCGCGGACGGCCGTGAAGCGAAGGAGACCTTCGAGCGGGTCCGTCTCGGGCAGCAGCAGACCGTCGCCACCTGGCGCCCCGTGTCCGAGCTGCCGGCCGTGGAACGGTGGCAGCGCAAGCGGCAGTACCTAATGCGGCACGGGCACAAGGAGTGGATCGACGAGGACGGCCACAGCCGGATCGCCACGGAGTCGCGAATGGGGCACGAGCTGGCCGGTGTTGAGGGGCTGTACTCCAACGTGACGCCAGCCATGGAAGAGGCCATCATGGAGTCGTTGCAGGAGCGTTGGGAGAACTTCATCGTGACTCTCCCAGACGGGTGGGAACCCCCAATGTCTCCCAGTTCTCTCCCTGTCGATCTTGCCGGGTGGATGAAGTTGCAGGTCAAGATGGCCAAGGCTAGGGCGCTATAGCTTTGTTCATGAAGTGGATCTCCAACAAGAGCTTCATGCCCTTCGTCTGGTACCGCATCGCCCTCGGCATACTGGTGATTGTGCTGGTCAGCATGGGTGTACTGAGTCCTCACGCGGGCGAATCCGTGGGTGCCGAGTAGCTTTCACTGGCGGTTTCTATCAGCCGGATTGCGCGGAGTTTCGCCGAGTAACTAGCAGAAACGCGTAGCTGGATGGGGAGAAATGCACGGCACTTCTCCCACCCGTCTCCCAGCCTTCGTCGTATTGAATGGGTGGAGCCACCCTCCGGGCCGCAACTTGGGAGGTTGGGACCATGCGACCCGGAGGGTGGCGCCGCCAGCCGGCAGACGTCCGAGTGGACCTGCCGGCCGCTTACATGGCGCCGCTAGCGAGAGGCGCGGATAGCGGCTGTTCTGTTGAGTGGTTGCTCTCATGCCCGGACGGGGCGGAGGCGTGCAGTAGAAGGGTGAGGTTCACCCGATCGAGCGAACACCTGTTCGAAGTCTGCACCCTACACAGGGTCTCGCGGCTCGGACCAGGGCGAACACCTGATCCCGTACCGCAAGGAGGACGCACCCGCAGGCCAAAGAAGCGACAGTTTAGGCACTGACAGGTGATCAACATGCCTAGAGCCTTCGTCGGGTGCCACGCCGCCGTAACGAACGACCAGACTGGGTTCGAGCCGGTCAGATCACCCTCGGACATCGCATCGCAGAGCTGCGGATCTCCGCCGGCTTAACCCAGGAGGACCTTGCCGACCGGATGGGCGTTGAGCGGCGGACCGTTCAGCGGTATGAAGCCGCTGTCACCGACCCCCGATACGGGGACCTGTTGTTGATCGCGCGAGCCCTGCGCGTCCATGTGTCCGACCTCCTTGGCGGCGGGTGACGGACAGCGCTTCCGGTGGGGGGCGGGCGGCGCTATCAACTGCGAGTCAACAATACGTGTGCCCGCCGTGGAACCGTGCCCAATGCATATATGCGTGCGGAGTCTGTGTGCGGGATGTGAAGTTGTAACCGCTTGCCGAGGCTCTGGCCAGGGGTGATCGCAATCCGGTCGGTCGCCCCGGTCTACCCCGGCTCAGCCCTCGGCTATGCAGCCGGCGAGCACCTCGACGGCCTCGCCCAAGGTCTGCACGTGCAGGGCCGCGGACCGCAGCCCGAGTCCGAGGCTGCCGGTGAGCGCGCCCTGGGCTTGGAGTAGGGCCTGTTCGTACCGCTGCCATTCCCGGGTGTCGGGCGCCGCGTTGTCTTGCTGGCGTCGTACCTGTTCGGAGAGCTGCCGGATGGCGGCGCGTAGCTGGTCGCGCATCTCTGTGCAGCGGTCGATGGTGGGCAGGATGCCGGTGGCGTCGGCGGCTTCGGCGAGTAGCTGTTCGAGGTGCTGTGTTCCGGGGTGGTGCTCCGTACTGTGGCTCATTGGTCGACGGTCCTGTCGTCGGCTGCCCTGGGGCTGCTGCGCGGCGGCCCCGGGGCTCACTGGGTTCGTGAAATTGCACGATACCTCTGCGGGATAGGCGGTATAGGCCGTCTAGGTCGACTCGTCTCGCGTGTCGGGGTAGGCCCACCTAGCTTCGGGATCATGAAGTGGGAGCCGGAGGTGCCGCGATGGCGGCAGGTGTTCGCCGTTATGACGGAACGGATCGCCGACGGCACCTATCCGCCGGGCGGGCGGCTGCCGTCAGCGATGCAGATCTGCGGCGAGTTCGGGATCTCCCAGGTGACGGCGAAACGCGTGTTGACGGAGCTCCGGAAGGCCGGACTCGCATACATGGAGCCTGGGATTGGGACGTCTGTAACCGAACTTCCGCAGCCGTCGGCGGAGGGGTGACCGGTAGACTTCCCCTAAACAGGACGGCCCCCGCCAAGTGCTGCGAACACGAGGTGAGGGCCTAACCAGAGGAGATGTGGTCCTCATGGCTGTACGTCAGCCTACCGTGGCCAAGCTGCCGCGCTCGTCGCCGCTCGGCTCGTTCATCTACGTGGTGCATTTCGACGGCGGGGTCATAAAGGTTGGGTTCACGGCGAGGCCTGCCCAACGGATCCAAAGGTACCGGTCGAGCCTCTCCCCATTCGGCATCACGATCGCCGACCTGTGGCTCTCTGCGCCACACAAGCAGGCCGAGGACAGCGAGAAGCTGCTTCTCAGCTTCTGCCGTGCGCAGTCAGGCCAGGATGACAGGGGCGAGTACTTCAGCGGCATCGACTTCGCACAGGTGGTGGCCTTCGCTGGAACCTTGGCCTACGGCACCCGACAGGCCATCCCTGGCGCCCTCGCGCAGCCCCGAGGAGAAGGCCAGCGGCGTGATCCTCTACAGCGTCGGCAAGGAGGAGAGCCGCCCTTCTCGGCTAAGCCGGAGAGTGGGGTGATCGAGTATGGTCCGGTGGCGCCGTACCGGCAGCTCGCGGAGATCTTGAAGGTGCGCATCGCTCGCGGCGACTGGGCGGAGGGACGCTCGATCGCTAGTGAGATGCAGCTGGTCCAGGAGTATGGGATCGCCCGGATGACGGTGCGTCGGGCGCTTGAGGTGCTGGTAGAGGAGCGCCTTGTGTGGAAGGTTCCGGGGCGCGGGACCTATGTCGGGCAGCCGCCCGAAGTGGAGGTGCCGCTCGCGCAGACAGCGCCGAGCGGGGGGACCTCCGTCGCCGACCCGCCTGATCGCGTGTGGCGGCAGGTCGCCGACTGGATCGTCCACCGCATCGAGGCCGGGGAGCTCGCGCCGGGTGCCCGGCTGGAGGGCGAGCGGGAGCTGGCTGAGCAGCTGGGTGTGGCGATCGGATCCGTGCGGCGGGCCATCAAGGAGCTGCGGGAGCGCGGCGTCGTAGTCACCTTGCCCGCGAAGGGCACCTACGTGGCCGAGCGGCCCGACGAGGGCTGAGACACTGGCCTGATGGAGAATGACCCGCTGGCCGATGAGCTTGAGACTCTGGACGTCCTTGGTGACGACGGCGTGCTCGCTGCGGAGACTGCCCTGTGGGAGACGCTAGGCCTCAAGGGCCCCCAGCCCGGGTTCTTGGCGGCGCTCCGAGACTATCGCCGGGCCGTGCTGGTGGCCTGCGCTCGGCACCATGAGGTGCGTCCCAGCGGGCCGTTCCCTCTGTAGCCCACTGTCAGACCCCGCCCGTAAGATCAGAGGCATGCCCCCCACGTCGTCGCCGCAGGATCGCGTGCGCTCTGCCGAGCGTGTCGCCGAGCTGAACGCGCAGATCCGGGCGTTGTGGTCCGGTCGCGGGTATCCGGCGCCACCGCTGTCCGAGGCGCAGCGGGCGGAGTATCACCGGCTGTTGGACGAGCTGGACCGGGTCGGACGCGGAGACGTCACCACGGCGGCGTGATCAGTGCGGCCCCTGGCCCGTCTGCACCCGTAGGTGGCGGGACTGTCCTCCGTTGGCCGTGACGCCGTCGGCGAGCAGGGGCCGCGCCTCAGTGATGCGTCCGATCCGAGGGGGCCATGACGGTCACGCGCCGCCGGACTCGCTCACGTGAGGAAAACGGGCCTTCCGCAAGTGTGGCAGATCCGCCGCGTAGGATCCCCGGGTGCCACACACTTTCGAAGACCTGATCGCCCTGGAACGGGCCGCGCTGGCCGCCCACCAGCAGTACACGGCCCCCGGCGTCGACGACCTGGACGCCGCCCGGCGCGCCTGGATCAAGGCGGCAGCCGAGTTTCAGGCCGCCGTCACCGAACACGCCGCAACCGAAGGGAAGCCGCGGGTCGAGGTGGAGATGGCGGTCAAGAAGGCTGTGCGGCACGCCGAGGCGGACGAGGCCGTTTGAGGGCGCCCTGTACAAGAAGGCCACGTCAAAGCCGCCCCAAAGAGCAGCGCCCCTTGCCGGGGTTCCACGCTCGGCAAGGGGCGGCAGCGGCAGCAACCCGACTGGTCTCGATGCTGTCGGTTGTCCGGATCAGCGTACCGACCGGCACCGACAATCAGGTGGCGCCAGGTCGCCTGACCCCGCCAGCCCTGCGGCGTGCACTCCGTGGCGGCTGCGGCTTCACCGGGTTCTTGTCGAGCTTCGCCGCATTCTTGTCGAGGAACCAGCCGGGCGTGGGAATCTTCTTGACCTCGTAGAACTGGCCGCAGCTCGGACAGCGGTAGACGTTCTCCTGTACGTGCTGCAAGTCGGCACACCATGACTGGGTCGGTGACGTCATGACTGCAGGATGACCGGACCGGCCGGGGCCGACAAGACGGCCTCACGTCACCGCCGCGTCGACAGGCGGTACTCGTCGACGGGAGGCTTCTGCACCAGAGGGTCGATGAGGTTGGCGGCCCGCACCGTGGCGCAGTCCTCACATTCGTAGAGGGCCTCTCCTGGGTGCGCCCCAAGGTCGACATCCTCGCGGATTCGTTCCGCCAGTTCGTGGGCGTAGCCGTGCATCAGCTCCGTTGCCTCGTCTTCGCTCGCGCCAGCGGCGAGTAGACGGTGCCACAGCTTCATCGACGGCGACTTCGGATCCAGGCCCATACTGCCAGGATGGCAGACGGCTACGTCTCCTCCGGCCAGGTGGTCAACACCGCGCCCGTCTCCTCGTCGACGAGGGTGATGCGGGCGTCCGGCAGGCCGCCCCACGAGCCCACCCAGACCGGCAGCTGGTCGCGGGCCGTCGACTCCAGCGGCCACCAGCCCTGCATCACCATGCGGCCAGACGAGGTGAGGGTCAGGTGGAAGCGGTCCGGGGTCACGTCAGCCGGATCCCTCTGGCCCGGCCGCGCTCCCGCGCGATCGCGCCCTTCGCCTCCAACTCCCCCAGCTGGTAGTGGACACCGCCCGCGGACCGCCCCGTCTCCGCGCGCAACTCGGCAACCGTCGGCGCCTCCCCCGTGTCGGCGATGCGCCGGCGGATGATGCGGAGGAGCTGCTCCTGGGTGACGGTGAGGTAGTCGACCTTGTGCTGGGCCATGACCCGACTAGAGCATGTGTTCGAATTTTGGTGCAAGCGGAGGCGCCGGCGAGAACGGACGACCGCCCGCCTCCTTTGGCCAACGGGGAGGCGGGCGGAACGAGGTGCACCGGGTCGCGAGCCCGGTGCGCGGCAGCCGATCGGACGGACACCCCCGGGGCGCCGCACTGCCAGTGGCCCGCCCGGCTATCCACCGGCAACTTCCCGGGCGACACGGTTTCCCGCGCCAGACGAACGTGACCGAGACCAGGATGCCAGAAGCCCCGTCGAAACGGGGGAGTCCGACGGGGCCTGACGTCAGTGTGGCACGGCCCGTGACAGGACGGGCGGCTTCCGTCTACCGTGGCGGGGCGGCCTGCCTCGTTCGCAGCGACCCCCTCGGGGGCGTGGGGAGTAACCCCTCGGCAGGCCGCACCTGCGTCTACAGGCCGATGTCCTCGCTGGCTGCGTCGGTCCACTTGTCGGCTTCGCGGATGTATCCCCAGAAGGCGGGGCTGTTCTCGGCATGCCCGGACTGGGCGCGGATCTTCTCTTCCCGCTTCCCGGCGATCCTCGAGGTTGTAATGAACCCTGCCCGCATGCTGTGACCGGTCAGCCGTACCGCGATCCCGGCACGTTCGGCGTTGCGGGCGATGATCTCGCGAACGGCTTCGGCGGAGAGTCCTCTCGAGCCGAGGTTTCCCCAGACGTCGATGGGCTGGAAAGCGGGGCCGCTCGAGATGCCGCTCGAGGATTTCCATGTGGACCAGGCGCGGACCGGGCAGGTGTCGGGGTTCTTGCCGTAGGCGACGACGACGTCTCGAGAGGGGCGCCCCTTGACGGAGGGGACGTGCACCTCGAGTCCTAGGCTCGAGAGGATGATGCCTTCGACGGTGAGCGCGGCGACTTCGGCAGAGCGGCCTGCGATTCCGAACGCCATGAGCCACAACGCCCGGTCGCGAAGGCCGGTCAGGCTCGAGGGTGCGGCGGCGCTCATCTGGCGCAGGTACTCGGGCGTGACTGCTCGAGCCTGCCCCCGCCCTCGAGCTTGGCGCTCGGGGTCGAGCTTGAGCGGCTTGAGGGCTTGCCGTGCTGCAACGGTGGCGGCTTTGGGGACTTCGACGCCTTGGGCTCGAGCGGTGACGGTGACGCCGGTGATGCGCCTGTCGATGCTGTTTGGTGCGGCCAGCTTGATGGTGTCGAGCCAGACGACGAAACCGACGAGCGTTCCTCGAGTCACGGCGGTCAGTGGCAGGGCGTGGCCCGTCCGTTCGGCGAGCCACTGGTGGAACTCTTCCCACAGCGCCCAGTCGTTGGCGTAGCCGCGTTTGGTGTTGTGGGGGCGGATGGCGTCGAGGTGCTTCTCGGCTGCCTCTTCCATGGCGTGCAGGACGGCGAGCGTCGCAGCATCGTAGGCGGCGGGGGCGGCGTCCGGCTGATGGGGGACGAGGTCGGTCACGGCTGGTACTCCTCGACGACGCCGAGGATTGCTGTGAGCTGCTGGCGCTGCGGGCACGGGAATTCGCCGACGCCGCAGGCGCACACGGTCGCCGCGCGCCAGAGGTCTTCTCCTGTCTCGGGGTCCTTGCGCATGCCGTCGGTGGCCCACGTCAGGGTGGGGCGGTGCCAATGGAGGGCGAGCCGGGCGACGTCCTTCAACTGGCTGACACCGTCGGGGCGCTTCTCCGCACGGTCGATGAGGTCGGGCAGCGGGTCGTAGGGCTCGGTCACGTCAGCCCGCCTTCCGTCGATCCTCAAGGCGAGTAACACCGTGCGCCAGGTGCTCCGCGCGGTCGGCAGCGGCGAGGAGCGCCATAGCGAGCCGCCGGGCATCGGAGACGTACATGGGCACGAAGTCCTCTCCGGGGAACATGGATTCCGGGGTGGACACGTGGACCAGGCCATCGGCCGTGTCCTGCTGCTCTATCGCGCGGACGACCCAGACGTACTCCCGGCTGCCGTAGGGGCGAGGCTGCTCGCGCAGGTCCCACTCGTGGCCGGGCATGGATTCGTCGGGTCCGTTGATGCGGGTCGGCTTGGGGCGTTCGGCACTACCAGCCATGGCCGTGAGGCGTAGAAGTTCGCGGCGGATCTCTCCGAGTGTCAGGTCGTCAGCCATAGCTAATTGTACCGTTTTTTCGCCCGCGATATGGCATGTTATCGAGGGCGGAGCCCGGCTATCTAGCGGCGCCGCGCTGATCTTTGAGGGTGCCCTGCCGTGCAAGCCCTCCCTCAAAGGCACCTCAAACGGCAGCGCTCAAGGGAACGTTATGCGCTAGCCGATAGCTGGGGCCCTGCTGACAGTCGCCCCCGCCTTCGGCAGACTCTCGTCGCTACCGGTCGACGAAAGGGCGGGCATGACGGAGCGCAGCTACGACCAACTACAGGCTCGGGCGGTCAACAGCCTGGACAACACGTACTCCGGGGACGTCGGCACCCCCGACCAGCAGGCGCAGTTTGCGAGGGCTCAGACTTACGCCCTCCTGGCGGTCGGCGCGGCGATCAAGGATCTCGCGCAGGTGATCCGCGAGCGCCCGTAGACACACCACGACGCCCCTCTCCCCGCCGCGGATGCGGCGAAGGAGAGGGGCGTCGGTGTTCGGTCAGGTCTCGTCGACCGGCGCGGGCGGCAGGTCGGGTTCGAGGAACGGCTGGATGCTGGGCGCCGGAATGGGCTGGGGTTCGATCCGGCCCATGCGTTCGAGGCTGCCGGCGTCGGCGGCGGTGTCGTCGCGGCGCGGGGTGCGGGCGGCGGCCGGTTCGGGCATGGTCAGACTCCAGTTCGGTCACGGGATTCCCGCTGGGCCTTCAGCAGCAGCCGGGTGCGCTGCACCATCAGTCCGGCCACGGCGAGTACGACGACGGTTCGCCAGATTCGCAGCGCCATGAGGATGCACTCGTCGCCCATCCATACCGCGGCGAGGACGGTGAAGATGCAGAGGGCGGCGACGGTGACGGCGAACGCCATCTGGTTGCGGCCCACCTCCGAGCGCCACCAGGTGGCCCGCCAGTGGTAGACGGCGACGAACACCAGGCAGGCGAGGGCGGCCAGCCCCGATGCGGCGATGTTCACCCACTGGTCGCCGCTCAGGTCTTTCATTGTGCTGCCCTCCTGCGTGCCGCGTAGGCGGCCTCGATGCGCTCCGCCCAGTGGTTTTCTTCGCGGGCTTTCCGGAGACGGTCGGCGAGCGCCTGGGCGGCTGGCCGTCGCTCCTCGTGGATTTCGCGGCGTGCCTCGCGTGCTTCCTCGTAAGCCTTCTGTGCAGCCTGCCTGTCCGCGCTTGGACGCGTGCGCCTACCGAGGAGGATTCGCCACCTCACCGGCGGTCACCTCCCGTGTCGACGGGGCTTGAGGTAGCGCGGTGAGAACCTGGTCGGCTGTGTGAGCGACTTCGAGGAGGGTGGTGGTCAGCTCGCGCTCGTCCTGTCTGGCCTTGACTTCCTCCGCGTGCGCGGCCCGCCAGTAGTCGCGGTCTGCTTGCGCATCGCGTAGGACGCTGCGGGGAACGAGCCGGCCGGTGAGGATGAACAGGACGACGAGTGTGAGCAAGACGCCGACTCCGGCGTCACCCGCGTTGATGCCGAAGATCTCGCTCACAGCGCCCTCCCCTGCCTGTAATTCCCCCACCTATTCAGACGCCTGCCGGCCCCGCCTTGACGGGACTGGACCGTTCGAGTGCGGTCTCGCGCACCGGGGCGGTGACCTTCTCTCGCAGCCACAGGGTGACGAGCGCGGCGATCGCGGCCATGACCTTGCTCTGGTGCTCGGCGGACCAGTCGAGGCCGAGGCCGACACACAGCGCCATGACGGCCTGGGCGAAATGCACGAGCATCGCGGCGAGCGCGCCGTTCTTGAGGACGACGGCGGTGATGACGCCGACGGCTGCCGCGGAGACGGCGTTGATGGCGGTCTGGGTTCCTTCGGAGATGTCAACGCCAAACGCCGACAGCGCCTGGAGGAAGGCGGCGATGAAACCGATCAGGTACACGGGCTCTCTGCCGAAGATCTTCATGGTCAGTTCTCCTTGCTGCTGGTGACGTCGACGCTGACCTTGACGACGGCGTCAGCAATGGCCTTCTGAACGGCGGCCACGACCTGTTCGGTGTCGACGTCCGATCCGACGAGTTGGACGAGCTTCGAGATGGCCGCGGTCTGTGCCGCCTCGGCCGCCGTGTTCGCGCGGACCCGGGCCTGGATGTCCTTGAGGATCGACTGGGCCGCCCAGGTCGGGTTGGTCTTGGCATCCGCGGCGTCGGCGGGGGCACCGATGGCGTCGGTCTTCCAGACGGCGTCGAAGATGTCCTGCTTGGTGATCCCCGCCATGGGGTCCTCCTCGGGGTCGGTGGTCTTGCCGGTCGCGCGGGCGACGATCCCCGGGAACACGACCTTGTGGAACTGCTCGACCCGGGCGTCCCCCGGGCACGAGTGCGCGCTGGGGTTCCACGCGGTGAACAGGCGGTGGTAGCCGAAGCCGGGGTCGTCCGCGGTGCGGCAGATCCGCAGCGGGATGCCGTGCTTCTGATGCAGCCATACGCCGAGCTTGATGAGCGTCTCGACCTGTTCGGCCGTCCAGGGATCCGACGCCTGGAGGTTGGAGGCGGACTCCAGCGATACGGCGCCGGTGCCGTCCGCGCGGCGGTTGGCCGCAGCGTTGGCGTCGGCGCGTGTCTCGGTTCCGATGAACTGGCCGAGGCTGCCGTCGTAGCCGAGCCCGAAGTGGGACTCCAGGTTCGTCGAGTCGCGCCAGTACTCGTAGGTGCGTTGCGGCGTCCACGGGGCGACGATGCTGTGCACGATGAACTGCGTCGGCCTGATGGCCGGTTGGTTGTCACTTTCCGGCTGTAGCTCCATTTTCGTGGCGCTGGGATACCAGGCCATGTGGGCCCCCTTGTCTGGGCATGAAAAATGCGCCCAGGCGGGGCGCGGCGCGGGTTCTCGAAACTCAGGTGGTGATGAGGAAGTTGAGGTGGAGGCGCAGGTTGGAGCCGTTGGTGACGTCGCCGGTCGCCGAGCGCAGGGTGCAGATGCCGTCAGTGCCGGTCA